CACATTACCTTTGTTCCAAGTACGAACACCTTGTTGCATCCAGATGGGAAGATGTTCATACATGATTTGATATCTATCTAACACTTCACGAGCGGCACTACCTTTGTTGGCAAGAATGGCAACAGTCTTGCTTTCCTGAAACAATGTGTACCAAAGAATACAGGCAGCAGATGTGATGGTCTTGCCTTGCTGACGACCTTCCATCAACACCACTTTTCTATTGTTCAGGATCACTTCCACTTTTTTCTTCTGACAATCATACAACTGAAACTTAATCAAACCTTTGTCCAATGACACGATGTGACAATAGGTTTCAATGAAATAGATGGGGTCTTGTTGACACCTGACTATTTCTTGAACTTGTTCCGGCGTGAATTGTAATTGTAATCCAATAGATTTTAAATTGGGATTACCATGATAACTACTTTCCTGTTCCATCATCTAGAGATTCTATAGGTTGTTGAGCCTGTTTCATCGCCTTCAACAAATCATGTGTGGATCCCACAAACAGATTGTTTTGAGTTTGAATTTTCGGCTTGTCATCCTTGTCCAGATCCTTCTTTCTTTTCTGCACTTCCAGAAGGTCTTTGGCAGTATCAGACACGGTTTTAATCAATTGCCCCGCCACTTCATAGGCACGGGGATGGTCACTGTTCTTGGCAATGTTCAGAATGCCATCAATGGCTTCATTGCCTTTGTCAATCAGAGTCCGAAGAGTCTCACGGGCATGGGCAGCATCATCCTCTGATGGCGTGGTTGTGAATTTTTCAAGTTGTTCAGGTGTGGTGTGAACCACATTGAACTTGTCATCAAGATTATCAAACATGAATCACCTTATTATGAAAAATCAGAATCAAATTCCTGCAGGTAGCTGTAATCATCCAACGGAGTGGCCGTGGACGGGTCTGGTGTAGTGGTCACCGTGGTCTTCAACAACCCTTCAGGATTGGCTAGTGCGGCATCAATGTCTTTCACAGCATAAATGTTTTCAATCACAGTTTTGATGACATTGGCATCTCGTACATATCCAAAGAAATTCAACTTCATGGTGAAATTCAAATTCCAGATGACACTCAACCGCTTATCAAAACTCCCTTCCCATTCATCCTGGTAGTCTACACTATCTAGTATGATTTGCAAATCATTTTTCACACCCAACTCAGGAACCGTGTTGATGGTGACATTGAAATCTGGATTGAAATAGGGAAGAATCTGTTCAATGATTTGCAATCCATCATCCTGATTCTTGGCAAACACACTCAAACTGATGCCCATGTTGTATGGAGTGGATACAAAGGAATATCTCATGCCTGTATTTGTGATGCCTGCTGTATCTACAGAACGAACATTTTGTGTGATGGCTAATTTGCGTGAGGCATCATAATTGAATGTGGTGATTTCAAATCCCATACGAGGAAGTGTAATAGCAACACCTTTACGTGTTTCATCAATTTCTGGGACTTCACGAATTCTATCAATGAACTTCTGCTTGGGTGCATAACTCAAAGGCACTTTTAAACTTTCCGTGACATCACCTGCGTCATCAGTACGACGAACATAGATGCCATTGAACAAGGTGCCAAAGGCAATAATTGCCTTCCGAACATGTTGATGATAGAAATGTTGATTACGAAACATTAATATTCACCGAAAGGATTGATGGAGGTGAAGTCCAAGATGTCCTGTCCTTCAGTTTCAAACACCTCGTTATCACTAAATGGTGTGTTGTCATCAGTACCATAAGATGCCTTGATGAGACTGAATCCTGTTTGCAACAGAATTCTGTTTCCTGTTTGCAGAAGAATTTCATGCTCAAAAATGTTTTGTGTGAGAGCATCTTCAAAGGCGTCAATTTCCTGTACACCTGTGTTGAATTGTTCAGAGCTGTACTGATACAATTCACATTGCATGCTGTAGATGTGGAACTTGCCCAGTTGATAGAAGGGATCCAGATGTTGCACAAACTTGATTTCAAACATGCTGTTGGTCTTGGGGAGATAAATCAAATCTCCTTCAGCAGGACGATTAGGCAATTGCAAATATTCATCGGCATTGTTTCCCACCACTTCTTCCCATCTACGGCGAGAAATCACGAACGTGGCTTGATGTGTGGTTTGAATGCCAAACTTGGTGAACAGTTCACTGTCTCCTTCCCACCCATCAATGTTCTTGATGTACATTTCCACAGGGTAGGCGCTTTCAAATTGACTCAATGTATCTTCCCCTAGCACATCATCTTGTTTGATGGAGGTGCGTGGGAGATAGTAGACATCATGACCAAATATCTTGATGCTTTCGATAATTAAATCTTCAAGAAGCCGTTGTTCATTGGTGGTGCCAGATGTGTTGCCTGCCTGAAAATAGAAATTGGTGGCCATGTTAGCCCACCATGAAATCTACGGGAAGTTCGTAGCGTGATTGCATTTCATTTTCCAGTTGTGTGATTTCAGCCAAGGCTTCATCAAAGATGATTTGACCATTCAATGTCACACCACCTGGAAGTTGCATTCCCCCAAACTTCTTCATGTTCTCACCCCATTGACGCTTGATGAGGGAGGTGGCATAACGACGAAGAAACATGTCATTGTACACTTCAGTCCATTCTTCAGGATCCAAGGCACGATAGACTTCAAAGATGACGTAATCACCATCATCAAAGATGTCATCCATGTTCACATCCAGATAGATTTTGTCTTGCTTTCTGTTGAAACGAAAGGTGCGTGACCCGGCAAACATGTCATCCAACAATTGCAGATGCATCTTCACTTGATTGTAATAGATGACATCTGAGGATAGCAGATTGTACATGTCATTCAGCCGGAACTGATACACCACATCAAAGATGTTGGTGTTGGCGCGAGTGCTACCTGAGTCACCCACAGGGAACACACGAACCACACCTGTGACGGCATCAGACACATCAAATGCTCCTGATGTCCAACTGCCTTCTGTGTAGGCGGTGGTGGCATGCAATGTGGTGGAGAACCCTGAGGTGCTCCCAGTGATGGTTTCACCATTGCTGAAGGCCTTGCTGACATTTCGAACCTTCAGTTGATTGCTGGATTTCACAGCATACACTTCTGCCGTGGCACCTGAAGTGGCACCTGTGATGATTTCACCCAAGGTGAATTGGGATGCAAAAATCGTGGACAATCTGAGAACAGATGCTTCCACTTGTGCCTTCAGATAGACACGTTCTGTGCCATCGAAATGATATTCATTCCAGTAATCAATGGCGTCTTGTATTCTATCTTCCACTTGGTCGTCATCCACGTTGATTTCAATCACGGGATATCCTAAACGACGAAGGCAATAATCTTTTAATTGTTGACGTGTGGTGATTGCCATGGTCCCTCACCATAAAAAGGAAAGTGCTATTACTAGACTATTTATACGAACTAGTAATAGCACCCACCATTTTTACGAAATTTCTTACTCAGCCGTGATGATTGGGCTTAGGGCGGCGAGTGTGTTTGGTGAAATTTCCAATGTTTCTGGGAAATCAGAAAGTGACAATGACACGTTGGAGACTTCCACTTCGGTCTTCATCAGACCCATCAATTCATCGTTTGCCGCCACGATGTTTTCAGGGGCAATCTGAATGGTGTTGGGAATATCTTCTCCCTTGTCATTCTTGGCTGGGATGATTTCACCCAAATTATCCTTGATGGCATACTTGGTTCTGACTTCTGCCATCAACTTGTCAAGAGCTTCCACCAAAGGTTGCAACGTGGTACGTGCCATTTGAATCTTCCACGCCAACTTGGCAGCAAACTTCTCGTTTGATAACTGATTCAATCCTGCAAATACATCTAACATCTGTTGATTTGTTAACTTCATGTTTTCACTCCATGTTAATGAATAAGGTTCAGAAATATATTGTAATGTAATGACATTAGAAGGAAATGTCAAGTCCAGATTTACCACTATTACTCACCGACAGCTGGGGCTGCAGGTCCGCTACCAAGTGTACCACCCCAAGGAGCTTCTGTGACATCCACCCACGGGTCATTCTTCTTGGTGATTTGCTTTTGAATTTGTTCGTTCACGTGTTGTTCATAGGTTCCTACAACAACAGCTTGAACCCAACCCAACACTTGTTCTTTGGTTAATTGTTCATATGGGGTGAAATCACCTGATGGTGCAGCAAGAGGGGTGGCGCCTTGAAATTGTCCTGTGGTGCCATTTTCATCTGTGCCTGTCTTGGTCCAACGCACATGAACGACTACGTTATTCATGTCATTGAGTTGTGGAGCTTTGCGAATGTTGGTGATGTCCCATGTGTATGTTATTGCCATTGTGTTCTCCTACCAGGTATCCTGGTTCTGTTTGAGAGTTATGAGTTATTTATACGATTTTCCAGCTCTTCTATTTTTGCTTGTTGTTCCTTGATGGCTTGCACCAAAATAGGAACCAACCGAGTGTAATTCAAAGTGAGATAGTTTTCACCTGACTTGGACACTCTGCGAGGATTGGTTTCATCACTGAAATCATTTTCCACGTCGAATGGTGCCAGTTCCACGAGTTCAGGATAGAATGCTTCCACTTCTTGGGCACTCAACCCAATTTGTGTTTTATTGCTACCAAAGTTGAAACTGTTGGCCAAGGCGTTGTCCACATATTTGAAGGGTGTCCAGGACTTGATGGCATCTAATGCACCCACAAGTGTTCCTGTTTTCTCCTTCAATCGTTCATCTGAGTAATATTGTACTAAGTCTTGCCAGACATAGAATCGTTTATCATAGGTGGCTTGAGCACCCACTTGACGATTTTGCGGATAACTATTTCCTACGAACCCAGTTTCAAACGATGTGGTGATGGAGGCAATCGTCAACCCACCGCCAGGAGTAAAGTAGATTTGTGCATCGTTTGTGCCATCAGCACTTTGGTCAGCTCCGTAAAACAACATGCGTCCTTGGAAGATGGTTCGATACATGTAACTGGTACTGGCTGGGTCAACATAATATCCTGTATCATTTTGGTCATAGAAGATAGGGGAACGTGCGCTTCCTCCCATAATAGTATAACCATATGGTAATTCCGTATAACTTCCGTTCCAATACCAGATCCATCCACGACTGTTATCATGCACCCCTACGTTATCACCAGTAGTGGACATGAACGTGTGACGAGAACCGATACCCCAACCACTCCATCCATTACGACCCGTACCATACGTGGTGACGTTTCCGTAACTCTGACCGCCTGAATGTGCCCACCATGCTCCATACCCATATGCTTGAGAATACCAACCAGTATCGGAGTGGTTTCTGAACCATCCGTAATTGTATATTTCGTTGGGGTCTATGCGACCCATGCGGCTGAAGTCGTTTGGATCCACATAATATCCGGTGTTGTTATAATCATAGAATATTGTTCCTCTCACATCACTTGAAGCAACAACATTGTAAGACATTGATGACCCGAATCCACCATTAATTAACACCAATAATCCGTGGCTACTCATGTTTCCTGCCACACCACCTGCATTGGGATGTGACCATGCTATACCATACAAATTACCTGTGCTTGTGCCGTCAATAGGCAACTTATATGAGTTACCCATAGCGAATACGCCTTGATATCGTGTAGAAGCATATGCACCTACGATGGAACATCCGTAATTGTAATCTAAATAAAGATTTTCATTACCATCAATTCTGATGCCACCGTTTGCCACCACGTAGGATAATCTTGCAGTGCCGTTGGGGTCGCAATAATATGAGGTATTGTTTGCATCATAAAAAATAGTACCGTCAACACGACCATCAAAATACCCGCCCTTCACAACATAGACACCATAGGTGGAACTGGTTGATGACGTTCCAATACCCATACAGGCGTTGCCCAAGTGATAGTAGAAGTACCAACGTCCGTTGGCTTCACGATATACACCACCATTACCACCTGAATCGTACATCATGCCGTGGACGGAACTATATGACAACCACATACCATCATAACCACCCTTACTGCCATCTAAACGAATTTGTGTGTATGATGAACCAGTATTTGCATATAGATGGGCACTATAATGATTGGGCCAGTATAATCCATATGTACTATCAAGCTGAATCCAGCTCATGGGTCGGAAATATGAATTACCTGATAATTGTAATCCATATAGATAAGAACCACCATTTGCATTTAGATAATATCCTGTATCACCACTATCATAGAAGATGGGGGATCTTACATCAGACCCCACATATAAAATATTTTCTACACGAACATTACTATCACCTCTAGCAACAGAAAATACTTCGCTACCTCCATAATACTTAACAGAATTATTATAGAAACGTATGCCACCGTAAGTAGCGGCTGCACCTATTTTAATACCGGTGTGCCAATCTAAAGTTAACTTAGTGTAATTACCATTATAATTTTCTAAAGTAGTGCCAATAGAGTACCCCTGAATATCACTTTCTCCATGATTATTGAAGAACAATGTACCCTGTACTGCTGTGGTATATACTTGTCCTGATGTGTATCCTAAATCAAGAGATTGTAATTCACTTTTACTATTAGGGTTAACATAAAATGTGGTGTCATTACTATCATAGAAGATGGGAGCTCTTGATGATGCATATGATGTAGTATCACCACTGTTATTGATTACAAATGCATTAATGGTGTCAGCATAATTGTTAAATCGGTACCCATGAGAATTAGTCCCTCGTGCATATACACCATCACCGTTCCAGAATTGCACTCCCCAATAATTTACGGCATTCATGACAGATGTGCTATTTGGATTCACATAATAAGAGGTATCATTGCTATCGTAGAAAATGGGGGCACGGAAATCGCCACTGGTGGTGTAGGTGCCTGTGCCACTTCCTTTGCTACTCAACCCATCAAAAGACAATCCTGTGATGTATCCAGAATTGTTTGTGAACTGGGATATGTTCATGCTGGTTAAAGCACCTGCCGTAGTGGCAGTTGTGGCATTTCCGCTCAATGCCGCTGTAATTGTTCCAGCTGTGAAGTTACCTGAACCATCACGCGCCACGATGGTTGACGCTGTGTTTGCTGATGTGGCGTTGCTGGTGACAGTGAATGTTGCAGCTCCAGACCCATTGTATGTTTGTGACCCTGACAATCCTGTGCCAGACACGCCCATTGTTAATGTTGCTAAATTACTGCCTAGTGCCACACCTGAAATGGTACTATTAGCCAATTTGTTGTTGGCAATACTGCCTGCCAACATGGTGTTGGTCACGGTGCCTGTGTCTGTGGTGTACACAC